TGCTGAAAGACCAACTTAACGGGCGACTTGATTGTATGGTCGTGGGTAAAGGCATGTGGCGATTTCCCGATTGGTTGCCCGATTGGTTCTTTATGGAATTGTGCAGTGAGCGCCGAACGAACAAAGGTTGGGAAAACCCATCACATTCTCGAAATGAGGCGTGGGATTTAGGCTATTATTGCCTTGGTATTTGCGCCAGCCGTATTCTAATGATTGAGAAGTTTGATTGGTCATCGCCGCCACGGTGGGCGGCGGAGTGGGATTCCAATGATATGGTTCGCGCAGCAACAGAGTCGCCGCGATTTGCAGTGGCGGTTAAAAAAGATTACGATTTCAGCAAATTCGGTGAATCCATAGGGTAGGTGATAAAATGTCATGCGTTCAATACACGCAAGCGCAACTTGACGAGGCGCGTGATGCGTACCACAAATTGATGTTGGGTCAATCCCTCGTTGAAATTACCGATCAAAACGGTGAACGCGTGCGCTTTGCCCAAGCCAATCGCAACAACCTGTACCGTTATATTCAGGAAATGGAAGCGCAGCTTTGCACGGCCACTCAAGTGAAATCGGTACGCCCTATGGGATTCACTTTCTGATGCCTGATAAAAAAATCATCGAAGCTGAGGTTGCCACTATCACCCTCCAACCTATGACCGCAATCGGCGGCGGGTTGGAGGGTGCTCAATACACTACCCGCGAAACAATGGCGTGGACTCCAAATATGGGTTCACCTGACCAGATCATCAATGGTGTAAAAGACACCGCTGATGCGCGGTCACAAGACATGGCAATGAATGACGGCTATGTTAGCGGTGCAGTGGCAATCCACAAGGACAATATTGTTGGCGCGCAATACGTACTCAATTCACAACCGAATTGGCGCGCGCTCAATCTCACCTCGGCGTGGGCTGAAGAATTTCAAAGCGTTGTTGAATCGCGTTTTAACCTGATTGCCCAGTCTGAAGAATGCTGGCTTGATGCGAGTCGCCGTAATACGTTTGCGGGTATGGTTCGCCTTGCCATTGGTAGCTTTACGTTATCAGGTGAGGTACTGGCAACTGCTGAGTGGGTGAAAGAATCAAGTCGCCCATGTAAAACGGCAGTGCAAATCATTAGCCCTCGCCGCCTATCGAACCGTAATGGTGTTAGTGATACGCCGACATTGCGCCGTGGGGTTGAGTCGAACGCGTATGGCCGCCCAATCGCATACCACATTCGCGCAGCTTTCCCGACTGAGTTTTACCTTAATGCTGATGCGTTGACGTGGAAACGCGTACCTGCATTCAAGCCGTGGGGTCGTCGTCAAGTCATTCACATCATGGAGCAACTCTTGCCCGGCCAAAGCCGTGGTGTTGCCGATATGGTGTCGGCGCTGAAGCAAATGAAAATGACCAAGAAGTTTCAAGAGGTCACACTTCAGAATGCCGTCGTAAATGCCACGTATGCAGCCGCCATTGAATCAGAATTGCCGCCAAACACGGTATTCGAGACAATGGGCGGGGCGGATGGTAGTGAACATGGGATGATGAATTACCTTGGTTCATACATGGGTGCTTTGCAAAGTTACCTGTCATCCAGCAAGAACATCGCTATTGACGGTGCGAAAATCCCACATTTGTTCCCCGGTACTAAGTTGAATTTAACACCAGTCGGCACGCCGGGCGGTGTGGGTACAGATTTTGAGGAATCACTGTTACGGCACATTGCGGCTTGCCTCGGCTTGTCGTATGAGCAGTTCAGCCGTGATTACTCGAAAACGAATTACTCGTCGGCGCGCGCCTCGATGAATGAGACTTGGAAAACCATGATGAGCAAGAAAGCACTCATCGCGGATCGCTTCGCCAATCAGATTTTCGCATTATGGCTTGAAGAAGAAGTTGCTAAAGGTACATTACCGTTGCCGAAGGGTAAAACACCGGATTGGTTCTATGAGCCGATGGTGAAGGACGCGCTTTGCGCTTGCACTTGGATTGGTGCATCACGCGGCCAAATTGATGAGTTGAAAGAAACTCAATCGGCAATGTTGCGAATCAAAGCTGGCCTATCGACTTATGAAAAAGAGTCGGCACGCCTCGGTGAGGATTTCCGCGACTTGTTTACCCAGCGCGCGCGTGAGGAAAAAATGCTTTCCGAACTCGGCCTTAGTTTTGAATTACAATCGACCAAACCGAACGCAGGCGCATCAAGTTTAGCAGGTGAGAAGAAAACCGCTGGTGCCAAAAAAGATGATGCGACTGAAGCTCAATTCACATCACCTACTGCGTTCATACTGAATCATGAATACCCGAAAGGTGATGAGGATAGTGACAAATGAACCCTGAAAATCTAAATATTCTCACCGCGTTCAATCAACGCCCTGCTGCGCTACTCGGCTCGGCCTCAGTTGAATTGATGATGACCATGCAGCGTTTTGTTAAAGCGGATCATGGCCAAGAGGTGAAATCGCTACCACAACGCATGGGCATGTTGGCCGCAAGTTATGGCGGTACTGTGGTTGACCGTAAACCATACGTGATGGTTGAAGGTGTTGCGGTGATTCCTGTTCATGGGGTTTTGATCAATTCATTCGGTGACACTTATGGTTATGTGACCGGCTACAACTACATTCGTCGCATGGTAGATATTGCTGAGTCGGATGATGATGTGGTTGCTGTTGGTTTTGATTGCGCTTCACCGGGTGGTATGGTGCAGGGTTGTTTTGAAACCGCCGACCTGATTGCCAATATGACTAAGCCGACCGCAGCATTTGTTGAATCAATGGCCGCCTCAGCGTGTTACGCGATTGCGTCTGCGTGCGATAAGATTTACGTTACTGAGTCGGCTATCTTGGGTTCAGTCGGCGTGTTACGTACCCACATGGATTACTCGAAATTCATGGTGGATATGGGTATCAATGTTACCTTCCATTATCGCGGTGACCATAAGGTAGACGGTAACCCTTATCAACCTTTGGCCGAAAGTGCTAAGGCGAATTGGGACGCTGAACTTGACAAAACGTATACGCGCTTTACTGAATTTGTGGCTGAAAACCGCAATATGGATAAAAAAGCAGTTGTGGAAACGCAAGCTGCTGTTTATTCTGGTCAGGAATCAGTTAGAATTGGATTTTCTGATGCCGTCATGAGTATACAAAACGGTTTTGGTGATTTTTTAAGTGGGTTGAACAACCCGAATTCTTTAGGGAGTAAGGCTATGTCAAATACAAACGCTGCTACTGCCGGTGCGGGTGATGCTGCGGCACAACCCACAACACCAGTAGTTGATGTTGCGGTAACGGCGCAAGCCGCTGCCACTGCTGAGCGTGTACGTATTTCCTCTATCATGGGTTGTGATGAAGCGAAAGAACGTAACACGTTGGCAACGCATTTAGCACTAAACACCTCTATGAGTGTTGATGATGCAAAAGCAACCCTCGCGGTGGCTGCAAGTGAAAAAGTGCAACCTGCCACACCTGCTGCGGCAAATACAGCGCCTGTAGCTAATGTGGCATTTGCCGCAGCAATGAGCGCGGGTAATCCTGAGATTGGTGCTGATGCAAATGAAGCGTCAAACTCAAATGAAGGTGAAACGGTTGCTCAACGCATTCTCAATGCACAAAATCTCATTCATGGGGGTAAATAAACATGTCAAATTCTAATGACTTGGCCGGTGGTCGCACGTTACTTGGTACAACCGACTTTGAAGAACTGTTTGCAGGTGAAGCGCCGGTAATCACGGATTACGCTGATATTGTGACTGACGGTTCAACTAGCTTTGTGAAATTTGAAGTGGTTGCACTTGACCGCACGAACAACCGCATTATCAAACATGTGCCTGGTGGTACGGGTGACCAAGTAACTGCCGTGGGCATCTTGTCGCAACCAATTAGCATTAGCACGACGACGCAGGTTGGTTATTTCGCAGGTGGTTTCTTCAATTCCGATGTTCTGGTTTGGGAAGCTTCTTTGAATACGTTTGCTAAACGCAAAGCCGCATTCGTTCGCACGCCAGTATTCATTGGCACTTTAGTTAACGTTTAAGGGGTTACACCATGAATCCATTTGATTTAATCACGTTGCTTGCGGTATTGCGTGTTCAGAAAACAATGCCGTCATTCTGGTCGCGTTGGTTTCCAACTACGATCACTTTTGAAACAGAAACCATCGCCTTTGATGAAGTGTCCGACGACTACCGTAAAATGGCACCGTTCGTTGCGCCAAACGTGCAAGGTCGTGTTCAGAAGCAAGGTGGTTACCAAACTTCATCGTATGCACCTGCGTACGTGAAACCGAAAGATGTTGTTCGCCCTAACCAAGCCATCAAACGCCGCGCTGGTGAAAGTCTTGTTACCGGCACTTTGTCAATGCAACAGCGCATTGATGCGACTGTTGCCGACTTACTGGCATCGCAACGCATCAAGATTGAAAACCGCGTTGAGTGGATGCGTGCCAAAGCACTTATCGACGGTAAAATTACGATTGAAGGTCGTGATTACCCGAAAGTGACAATCGACTTTAACCGTGACGCTTCGTTGACCACTGTGTTGACTGGTACGGCTAAATGGTCGGATGCACTTTCAACGCCAATGAAAGATTTGGCCGACGCGCGCCGCAAATCAAACGATTTGTGTGGTGCGGTAATCCGTGACTTCATTTTCGGTGCCAACGCATTCGCATTGTTCTACGCTAAGCTTGATCCAACTAAAATCCAAAACAACACCTTGCGCGGTTCTGAAGGTACGGTTTCTGCGTTCTTGGATGGTTTGGAAGGTGTTGAATTCGCAGGTACGGTATCAGGCGTAAATGGTGCTGGCCTTATGAACTTGTGGGTTTACACCCAAAAGGTTCGCAATGAAGCAGGTGCGTTGGTTGACGTGCTTGACACGAATACCGTCGTTGGTGTTTCGGATAGCATTCAGGGTGTGAATTGCTACGGTGCGATTGAAGACCTCGGCGCATTGTCGGCAATGGAAATGTACCCTAAAATGTGGGCTGACGATGACCCAAGCGCGATGTACGTGATGACCCAATCAGCACCGTTACCTGTGCCGAAAATGGTTAACGCTTCATTCTCAATGAAAGTTCACTCGTAATAAACCAACGTGACCCTTCGGGGTCACAATACCTAGGGGTATCGTTATGTTGAAAGTACCAAATATTACAGTCGGCGTTGTTCGCAAAGGTGAACGCGTTAACGCTGAAGCCGGTAAACCGTTTGAGTTCACTGAAGCTGAGATCGAAGAACTAAATTCGATTGATCCTGATTACTTGCGTGACCCAGTGAATGAAGCGCCTGTTGCTGCGAAAGCTCCAACTGCCGCTGAAAAAGCTGCCGCTGAAAAAACGACGGCACTGTAAAATGCCATTTGATTTCGGACTTGCGAAAAAGCAACTTCGCCGCACCGTACATGACACGTTGAGAGTTGCTGCGGTCTTGACGCGTGTTGGCGGCGGTGTTGAAGAATTGCAAGTCCGATTTCACGAAAAACTGATTCGCGCCGGGCAAGCTGATAACTTTTCCGGTGTGGTCAGCGAAATAATTGAAGGTGTTGACCGTATCGTTTTTGATAACGAGGACTTGGTTGCACGTTCAATTGTTTTGCAGCGTGGGGATAGACTTGAAATCCCAATTTACCAAATGTCATTCTTGCTTGATACGCAAAATCTTGATGATGGTGCTGTAACAATCACTTGGCAGGTCACACGGCAATGAGCGTCAAAGTGACAATGCGGCAATTGGAATTGCTAAGTGACTTGTCAAAATACTTTGAGGCTTTACCTGAAAAGTCAGCTAAAGATTTACAATTAGCCATGAATAAAGTGGGTGGTGGTACTGGCCTCACAATGTTCAAGCGCGAAATGAATTCGCAAGTTAACTTCCCATCAAATTACCTGAATGGTGAGCGCTTCTTTTTGGCTAAAAAGGCCAATCCGAATGACCTCAGTATCGTTGTTGCTGGTCGCGGCGAACCTACATCACTTGCGCGCTTTGTCACAAAAAGCAAATCGAAAGGTTTACAGGTTAAAGTTAATGCTGCGGGTGGCGGGAGTAATCTGCGTAGGGCGTTTTTAGTCAAGTTGAATAGTGGTAATCAGGGTTTGGCGGTTCGTGTTGATAAGGGTCAAACTGCTCTGAAAAATTCAACAGGGGCAAAACGGCTCACCCGCAACAAAACTAAGCGTAAAGAAGGGTATGAAAGTGACCAGCGCGTATTCCTGCTTTATGCCCCATCAGTAGACCAGATTTTCCGCGAAGTATCTTTGACCAACAGTCCTGAATTCCTACAGATGATTGAAGCTGAATTCCTTCGCCAATTCCTGAGAGATAAAAATGAGTGATCCATTACGTTTAGCGGTGTTGAAAAAACTCACATCACTAATTGAAACGATAACGATTGCCAACGGCTACCTGTATGATTTGAACGGTTGTGTTTTCCGTGGCCGCACAACCTTCGGTGACAATGACCCGACCCCTTTAATCTCATTGCTGGAAGGTGAGTCGCCGGAAGTCATCAACGTCGCTGGCACCAACGCCAATCAGAAAGAGCGCTTATGGTCAATCATCTTGCAAGGGTGGGTTGAGAATGACCACGTTCACCCTTCCGACCCCGCATATTATTTGGCGGCCGAAGTTGAACGTTGCCTTGGACAAATCATGGCCGTTGATCGACATGGTGATGCGGCTGTGCCGCAATGGTATCGCCTTGGCGGTGCGTTGCAGGTGACACGGTTTGTCATTGGCGCGCCAGTAATCCGCCCACCTACCGAGGGTGTTGAGAAGAATGCTACTTTCTACATGCCACTGCTAATAGGGCTTGCGGAAAAAGCGGGTGAGCCATATCCTAACGTCTAGTTCTATTCATCTTAAATTGGAGATTCATCATGGCCGCAGGTCAAAATAATTATGTTTTAGGTAAGGGTAAAGTTTACTTCGGTCGTTATGACTCGAATAAAAATTTGATTGGCGGTGAACGCTTTATTGGTAACTGCCCAGAATTCAACTTGACCGCATCAAGCGATAAGTTGGATCACTTTTCATCGACTGGTGGTTTGAAAACCAAAGACGCTTCGGTGACGTTGCAGGTGAATCGTTCTGGCGGTTTCACGTCCGACAACATTGACCGCGACAACTTAGCTTTGTTCTTTACGGGTGAAAAATCCACGGTAAATCAGGCGGTTGGTACTGCGTTGACGACTGATATTCGCGGCCAAAAAGATGCGTATTTCCAAGCTGGCGCAACTGCGGGTAATCCGACAGGTGATCGCAACATTACCAATGTGACTCTGAAGTTGAAGGCTGCGCCGATGACTATTGTTGCGGCTGGTGACTACACTGTTGATGCTGCGATGGGTCGTATTTACATTAAAGATACTACCACAATCGTTGAAGGTACCGAGTACACAATCACGTATGACCGCCCATTGGCAACGCGTGGTCGTGTGATTTCAAAATCACAATCCATCTACGGTTGCGCACGCTTTATCGCTGATAACCCAACCGGCGAAAACAATGATTACTTCTTGCCGTATGTTGAATTGTCACCTGACGGCGATTACAATCTAATTTCCGATGATTGGACTACCATCGGCTTCACAATGGAAGCGTTGAAACTGAACGACTCCACTGAAGCAATTTATATTGATGGTCGTCCTGCTGATTAATTTTTAATCTTTAACGCAGTGATGCGCTGAGAGGCTCACTTTAATTGGTGAGCCTTTTTCATTGAGGTTGAATATGGGTAGGAAGTTAACCACTGCCGAATTCATTGAAATGGCGATTGGGGTTCATGGTGACAAGTATGATTATTTTGAGACGGTATATGTTGGAGGTAGATTTAAATTAAATGTGATTTGCAAACTTCACAATTTCAAATTCCAACAGAAGGCGCGTAATCATTTAGATGGTCAAGGTTGCCCGAAATGTGCAGGTCAATACTCACCTTCGACGGTTGAATTTATTCAATCATCCATGTTAGTTCATTGCGATAAGTACGATTATTCTCAAGTGAACTATGTGAATAACTGCAATAAAGTCACAATTAGATGTAAGCAGCATGACTTTGTGTTTTCCCAATCACCAAACAAACATTTACAAGGGAAGGGTTGTCACAAATGTGCAGGGCAATACCGTCCGTCAACCAGTGAATTTATTGAAAGTTGCCGTAATGTTCACGGTGATAAATATGACTATAGTTTAGTTAGATATGTAAACAATAAAACTGATGTGATAATAAAGTGCAACAAACACGGTTTTACATTTAAGCAAAGTCCTTGTAACCACCTCGCAGGAAAAGGTTGTCAAGCATGTAGCATCGTTGGATTTAACGTAGACAAAGGTGCTTACTTTTACGTTTTGGTGTTTAAGTCGTTTGTTGGCTTTGGTATAAGTGGTAAATATTCCAGCAGATTACGCACCCACGTTAAAAATGCAGGTGGGGAAATCCCCATATCTGAACACTTGCGCTGGTTTGATGTTGGTGCGCACGCTAAAGAACTCGAATCGCAATTGAAACGCAAATACAAAGGTGTTAGCAGTGTGCGTGGATTTTTAACAGAATCAACTACACTTGAAAATTTAACTTTATTATTGAAAGATGTATCTGATTTCAAGATATAATCCAACTTTAATCAATATCACCTAGAGGTGTTGAAATGTCACTCGCTTCATACGTTCCGCAAACTAAAATTTTAATCGTAGATGAAACCACAATTTCATTCAGAGGTTTATCGGCTCAAGATATAGGTGCGTTGCTTGAACATAATATTGATGAAATCACTTTGATTTTTGATAGCTTTAAGGCACAGTCTGAAATTTCAGAATATGAATTGGCTCATGCGTTAGTGAAATTGCCCAAAATGGCATGTGCGATCATTGCAATGACGTGTGCTGATGAGGGTTCACTTACTGATTTTTCACGCGCTGCAGCATTGTTACCGTTGGACATTCAGGTTGATGCTTTAATTCTGATTGGAGGTTTAACATTCAGTAATGGCTTGGGAAAGTTCATCGAAAATATCAACCACCTCCTCGGCCAGATCAAGCCGAAAGCGCCAAACCAAAAAGCACAATAGATCGCATTAACAACATCTACCTCGGGATTCGCCGCGATGTGTCGCTGCTACTTTCCGAGGGTCATCACCTTGCCATGCGTTACCCTTTGGGGTTCATGTGGAATGAAGTTAAGATTGTACGACAACGCCTCACTTCGTCGGTTAGAATGGACGCATTGATCCAACAATCGGTAATTGCATCGGCCATCGGTGGTAAGGATGGTGCGAAGCAATTATCGAAACTTCTGGCAGGGCTTGACGATGGCGATTACTAAACGGCAAATTGAACTTGAAGTACGTGCGAATAACCTCTCCAACAAATCGATGGATGAGGTTATTCGCAATATCAATGACCTCTCCGAAGCCCTCGAAGTACAAGCCAAACTTGCCGAACAAGGGCAAGGTTCGGTTGACGACCTATCCAAGACTTACGATAAGCTCACCAAAGCAGGTAACGCCTTAATTTCACAAACCGGCGTAATTGAGTCGATGGGTTTGTTGGCACAAGCTGTTGAGAAAGCGCAAGAGCGTGTTGCCAAAACCACGAAAACCCTTGATGAATATAAGGTCAGCATTGCGGGTATTGCCAAGCTCACCGGCGAACAGTCGAGTCAGCTTGCTAAATTAGAGAAAGCCGCTGCCGCAGCGGGTGAATCCTTCGACGCGCAGAATAAAAAATTCGCTAAAGCCACTGAGAACGCCGAGCGTATCGGTGTGAATATGGACAACCTCGCGCAAGCGAATGACCGTGTTGCTGAATCAGCGAAACGCCTTAACGCCATTCAAACGAAAGTCACAGACAACCTTGATGCCTACGGTAAGCAAATCACCAAGGTCACCAATGAGCAAGACGCTCTTGCCGCCTCCGATTTAAGTTTAGCCAAAGCGCGCGAGGCTCGGGCTGCTGCTGAATCTAAATTCAACGCCAAACGCGCAGATAGTGCTACCGAATTCCGTGAAGCTGATTACGCGAAAATGTTTGACGAGTTGGAAGCCCGCGAGGTTCGCGCCAAGAATGCCATTGAGGCCGCTGACCGCGCACAGCGGGAGTTAGCGGCTGTAGAAAAAAGCACTGCTGCGGCGCGCGCTGGCGAAGCTGCTGACCGTGCTAAGTTTGATGAGGATAGTGCGGCCTATTTGCGGAAATTCAAAGAAGCCGACTATGCCCGTATGTTTGATGAGCTTGCGCGCGCTGAAGAACATGCTGCCAAAGAAACTGCCGACCTTGAGCGTGAATTAAAGAAACTTGGTACCACCACTGATAAAGCTACAGATAAACAGAAAGCCCTCGCCAAAGCATCGGTTGATGCAGCTAAAAAAGCGGGTGATGCAGGTGAAGCATCGAAAGGTCTTTTAAATAGCATTGGGCAAATGCAGAAGAACCTCATCGGCGGTGAACGCACGTCGCTAGGTTTCTTTCAACGGATGCGCGGTGAAGTCTTATCGCTCATTGCGGCCTATGCGGGTTTCCAAGGTGCAATTGACACTGCGCGAGGTGCATTGCAGGCTTTCCGTAATGAGCAAGCTACGCAAGTGAAATTACTCGTTGCTACGGGTAATGATGCAGGCGCTGCGGCAGGTGAGTATGCGTACTTGCGTGGTCAAGCTGAACGTCTTGGTGTTGCATTCGAGGATTTGTCAACAAATTACGCCTCATTCCGTATTGCCGCCAAAGATGCAAACCTAACTGTGCAAGATACTCGTTTTATTTTTGAGTCAATCAGTGAAGCTGGCGTTAAGTTAAATCTCACACGCGACAACATTAAGGGTATTCAGAAAGCACTTGAGCAACTTGTATCGAAGGGGACTGCCTCAAGTGAAGAATTACAAGAGCAATTGGGTGATCGCTTACCTGGGGTCATGCAAGTTGCCGCTAAGAAAATGGGCTTTGCGGGTGAGACTGCTGTAGCTGATTTCCGCAAAGCTCTTGCCGACGGTAAAGTAGATGCTGTACGTGCGGCAGCAGCGTTGGCGCGGGGTATGAATGAGCAATTCGAGGCTGTTGACGTTTCAAAATCGTTGACTGGTACTGAGGGGCGTTTTCAAACCGCATTGGCCGATTGGAAACGCACCATTGCTGAATCAGGTTTGGTTGAAGCATACGCCGAGTTGTTGAAGAAAATCACTGAGGTGATGAAGTCTGCTGAAGGTAAAGATTTAGCATCAGCCATCGGCAAATCGTTCGGCGCAGTCACTAACGCTATCATCTACCTAATTGACAACATAGAGACGGTGAAAGTCATATTGGTTGAGTTGGGTGCATTGTTTAGCGCCTTTGTTGCAATTCGCTTTGCCGGCTGGGTGTTTGGTGTTGTAGAGTCAATGGTAGCTTTAACCAACATCGTCAAGTTCGGCGCAATTCCAGCATTGGTAGCACTGAATGCCCTTTTACTGGCAATCACGCTAATCCCAATTGCGGTATGGGCTTATAACAACTTTGAACCTTTCAAGAAGTTGATAGATGAGTCAGCGATGGGTTGGCGGGCGTTGTGGGAAGTGATCAAAGTAGGTTTGAAAACTGTAGCAAATGGTGCAGCATCACTGTTCAATTTCCTCACTTCTGGCATTCGCAATGCGTTGGCTGCGGTGTTGGAGACTTTCGCCAAAGCAGCGCGTGCAGTGGGGAAAAATGGCCTTGCAGCTGAAGTGGAAGCGACTGCTGCGGCTTTGCGGCAAGGTCTTGGTGATAAGACGTTCATTGACAAGCTGAATGCTGACATTATCATTGCCAAACGTGAACTCGCGTCACTGCAACGCCTCACCGGCAAAGGTGGCTTCCACGCCAAGCCAACTGAGGGTGGCGTGATCAACCCAATTACAGGGTTACCGCTTGAACCTAAAAAGAAAGTTGCCCCGACTAAAACCCAAGAAACGGGTTTGATTGGTACGGGTTTGCGTGGTGCTAAAGATGCAGGTAAAAAAGAAGCAGAACAGTACGCTAATCTCCTTAAATCGCTGACTAATCAAGTCGCAGCGGTCACCGCAAGCGCGCAGAAAAAAGACAAGGAAAACCTCGCTAATCATATTGCGGGTATTGAAAAGCAATACGAAGGTTTGTTTAATGAAATCGGAAGGTTAAAATCCAAGGAAGCTGCGACGCTCACTAAAAATCTCCGTGATGCGGTTGATAGTTTGACCAATGAAGCGACGAGGGATTATTGGCAAAAGCAAGTAGATGGCCTTGATGCGATCAAGAAAAAATTCGCTGAAATGGACGTGCAACTTGGCAAAGGTGGCGGTGAAGCGGGTCGGGCGCAAATCGTAGCGGGTATTGCCGAGCAGTTCGCACAAATCCGCAAAGAAATTGATGGTCTTGACCTTGAACAGCTTGGCGGCGCTGCGCGTAAATTGGAGTTGCTGAAAAGCCTCAGTGAGAATGAGGTGCAAACCACACAGCGCGCGGTGAATAAAGATTTATTCCGCGAAGCACAAGAGCAAGGTAAAGCCCTTGACAATCTCATTACGACCCGTACTCAGAAAATCGAAGCATTCCAAACCCAAGTTGCGCGCGGCGAGTTGACTACCGGCGAAATGTTTGCCAAAACAGCAGAAGCCATCGCGGAAGCGCAACCGGCAATCGAATCGGCGGCCAAATCTGCCATTGCATTTGCTGAAGCCCTTCGCGGTAAAGAGGGTATTGATGCTGCGGCATTGGATGCTTATATTCTATCGTTGCAACAAGTGCCGAGTAGCTTTAAGGATATTCAAACTGAGATTTACACTACGAAAGATTTGATGGACGACTTAACCGATGTCGGCGTTGGCGCAATGGACTCCCTTGCCAAAAACGTCGTGGAATCGGCATCAGGTTTACAATCATGGTCTGACGGCATTAAGCAAGTCGGGATTGACTTTGCAAAGATGGCCGCTGACATGCTGATGAACATCGCTAAAATCATCGCACAAGAACAATTGTTGGGTTTGGTACGTGCAGGTTTGAAAGCGGTTGGTGGCGTTACTGCGGGTGTGAATCATGAAGGTGGTGTGATTGGTTCAACTGGCCGTAGTCGCACCGTATCGGCAGGCTGGTTCACCAACGCACCGAAGTACCACACTGGGGGTATCGCAGGTTTGGCACCAAATGAATACCCTGCAATTCTAAAAAAGAACGAAGAAGTGTTGACTGAAAACGACCCGCGTAATGTGCTGAACGGTGGGATGAATGGTGGTGGGCAAGGTACGCCAATAGTCCAAGACGTGAAGGTGATGAACATGATCGACTCGGGTTCGTTTGTATCAGAAGGTATGTCAACGCCACAAGGCGTTAAGGCGGTGTTAAACTTCATCAGCGCCAACCGCACGCAAGTTAAATCAATCTTAGGGTAATACGATGACAGCTCATATCGGCTTCGTTGACAATAGTGGTGGCACATTAGCACACTACAAAATGTTGGATAAAATTAGAGAGGTTTGTCTTGCCGAGGGTTGGGCAATCTTGCGTTATGACGATGTTTCTGCAAATCGGGAACTCATCATGCGCGCACCAGGCTTATCAGGTACAGAGCAAATTCACTGCGGCGTTTACTGCTATCAGGATATTGGTGCCGACTACTACAACCTCGCAGTAGCCACAATGAAAGGTTACGTTTCAGGTAACACGTTCTTAACGCAACCGGGTATTTCTCCTATCAGTGGCGTGCCTGCCCACAATCAACGCATTGACTATTGGATTAGCGTTAATTCGCAGCGCATCAATGTGGCGATGAAGGTTGGTACTCCGGTGTATTGCACGTTTGGCCTTGGTAAGTTTTTCCCGTATGCACGTCCATCGCAATACCCACAACCTCTGTTTGCTGCTGGCATGTTGGACGGTGCGACGGCAACCCGCTATAGCGCAACTAGCTACAACATGCCTTGGCTCGGTAACCGAAATAACCTTCGTATGAATTTTAACGATGGTGCGTGGAAAACCCCACTATGTTCACCATTCTCGAACACTTTAACGCGTTCACAAATTCGCCCAAACGGTGACGCCTACGTCATTACCCCACTGCAATTGCACGATGCTGAAAACATTTACGGTGAACTCGATGGGCTTTACCACATTACAGGTTTTGATAATGTGACTGAAAACACAATTGCATTGGGTGGGAAAAATTACGTGATAATTCAGAATGTTGGCCGAACTGGGTTCGGTGATTATATTGCAATGGAGCTTTCATAATGGCCTATGTAACCGGTTCGGCAGGTAACGTTACTGCGCTGCGTGATGCAGTTGTTGCCGCAGCAATTGGGAATGGTTGGGCGTGGGATAGTGGTGCAAATATTTTGTCCAAAGGTAATGTGCTTGGGCAAATTACAATCTCAGGCAATCGTTTAATGGTACAGGCGGGTATTGGTAGTCCGAGTGGTGTGTTAACGAATCCTTCCGGCCAATTAGTCGGTGTGAGTGATGTGCTGTCCGGTACACCAAATATCGCACTGTCTTATCCGCTGACATACCACATTTTCATCAACACAACCCCTGATGAAATAGTGGTTGCTGTGAACTATCAAACTTCGTGGTGGCAATGGTTGGGTTTCGGGATCGCAACACCACTGGGGCAACCCGACACGCCCGTTTGGCAGTGGGGAACGTGCAATAATTTACAAATTGCAAATGACGCTGGTAGCTTGTATAACGGCGTCGGGGTTACCGTCGATGTGAACTTGACCCCGACCACCTCACCTCGGCATACGGGCGCAGTTCCCTTCTGGAATCCTCAACATTTCCAATGTGCGTACCCGACTTATTCGATTTACGGCAATGTTGACGGACAGGGTTGGTTACATGGTGGGCAACCCAATGCAGCAGGTAAATCATCGGCCACTGAAATTGCATCAGGTTTGTTGAAAACACAACCTAATACGTGGAATGGTGAATCTGTTTTATGCCGCCTACAAATCGCTACGGCGCGCGCCTCGGACTTCAGGTCATATGTTGGTGAGATTGGGCATTTAAGGTTGACCCGCAATGATAATTTCAGTGATGGGCAAATTCTGACATTGGGTGCAGACTCATGGTTCATAGCGCCTGCTTACCGTAAAGATACTGTCAATCGCGACGGTACATCATACGGTGACCCCAATAATCGAATGACTCATAGTGGTACTGTTGCGGTAGCTGTTCGGAAAACTTGAGGTGTTGAATGGCTATTTTAACGGCAGTGTTGAGTAAAGGTTCTGAGTTCATCGGTGAAAACCCATCACTATCAACTGATGGGCGCGTTTACGCTAAGGTTGAATGGCCGTTCCTTGTGAGCGGTCAGTTTTCATCAAACTTAGCATCTGCGTTAACTCGAAAATTGAATGTTTCAGTACCCGCAAGGCGGGATTTGCCGGGCGCTAAATCAGGTAGCTATTTGAATGATTACTGGTTTAGGGTGCATGTCGCCCCATCGCTTATTGCCTTTGGTGATTTGGTTTCAAATCAAACGCGAAATGTTGAAGTGTGGAATGCAAATGTCACCTCAACATTACTTCAATCAGTCACACCCTTCGGAAATATAAACGGGGTGACCATTGTTGAGCCTGATGCTGCACCCACATCATTCACCGCAAACGAATCGCGCATCTACCAAATTGGTGTAACGTTAAATGGTTCACCTACGATTGATGCAGGATACACATTCGTGTTCACCGGTCAAACGTCCAACGTTACGATCACGGGTAGGCGGGTTGTTTTATTCCCATATAAACCGAATTTCAAAATACCATTCACTGAAGCGTTGGAGTGGCGAACTGATGTTTTACGGGCGTTCAGCGGTAAGGAACAGCGTAGGGGGTTGTCAGCAACCCCACGTAGGTCATTTGAGTTTGATATTCAAGTGCGAGGTGATGAAACCCAATATTGGCAAAACTTGATGTGGGGTTGGCAAGAGCGCATATTTTCTGTGCCAGTGTGGAGTGACGCTTCACCGTTAACCGAAAATGCAACTGCTGGTAATTTGACAATTCAGTGTAAAACTGCAAACCTATCTTTCGTTGCCAACGGCATTGCCGTAATTTATTTAGATCAACGCCATAGTGAAATGGTTGAGATTGAAAGCTTTAACGCGACGTCAATAACCCTGAAAGAGCCGTTAGGTTTGAACTGGTCGTCAGGCACTCACGTTTACCCATGCGTGTTTGCCCACTTACCAACCGAAGTAAATGTGACGCGTCACACAAGCAATGTTTTAACCGGGCGATGTGTATTTAAAACCTCACCTGATATTACATCGCCATTTACCCCTGATACGTCAGCACCCACTATCTACGATGGGTTGGAAGTAATCACTGTTCAGCCAAATTGGGCTAATGGTTTAAACCAAAATCTAACTCATAATTTTGAGGAGATTGACTACGGTATTGGGCAAATACGTTGGTTAAAAAAAGAAACTAACCCATCGAAATTAATGCCGTATTCTTGGTTGCTGCGTGACCGCGCAATGATCGTCGCATTTCGGGCGTTTCTTGGGCGGCAGTCCGGTCGATTGAAAACGTGCTGGATACCATCGTGGACTGACGACTTCACTGCGGTGTTGGAAATTGAAGCATCAAGCACTGTATTACCTGTTGTGGAAAACGGCTTTAGTCGATTGGTAGGTGTTAACCCCTCGAATGACCGTATTGCGATTCGCACAAAATCAGGGCAGGTGTACTACCGCCGTATTACAGCCATCACCTTATCACCAGATGGGGTTAACCCTGCGTTAGTATTAGATTCGGCCTTGGGTGATCACTTGTTGGCTGATGATATTTTAACAATCAACATGCTTCACCGTTGCCGCTTTGCCACTGACAAATTTAATTTTCAGTGGCACACAGGTAGCGTGGTTACGGTTGATTCAAACTTTATGACGGTTGATCAATAATGAGTTACGCATCTTTAGAATTGAGCATTGATTCAAGTCGGCCAGTTGAGTTGTTTTGGTTCAAATACTCGGGTGCCGATTGGTTTTACACGAACTCATCAACCCCTATTTCACATTTAGGTCATGAGTTCACGCCGATACCTATTATGCGCGGCCAAATCTCATCGTCAGGTGACATTAGCAAATCGTCGTTGGAAATAACCAGTGTTGAGGACTTACCCGTTGCTGCGTTATTTTCGCAATACCCACCCAATGAGCCTGTGACAATTACAATTTACGGGCATCACATTCTTGACAATGAGTTTAGTGTGTTGTGGAAGGGGCGAATTCTCAACGTCGATTGGAATGATAGTCAGCAAGTCGTACTGCGATCAGAAAGTGTTTTCACATCAATGCAGCGCGCAGGCTTAGGTCGTAAGTTTCAAACGCAATGCCCATACGCATTGTTTAACCCGCAATGTGGCGTTTCCAGCGTTGCATTCCGCGATAGCCCCACTGTAATAGCCATCAGTGGTAGGGTGGTTACTGCGAACAACATTCGACCTGCCGACTATTACGCAGGGGGGTATGCTGTTTGGTCTAACCCGATTACTAATATTGCTGAAAAACGTGCAATCAAGTCGTCGGGGGCTGATGGTACAATCGTGTTATCGACCTACCCTGTTGCATTAACTGTAGGCGCTACGATTGATATTTACGCGGGTTGTGACCATAGTTTAAACGGTGCAAACGGGTGTACTGTTAAGTTTGCAAATCACATTCGATTCGGCGGCACACCTTGGCAACCTGAGAAAAATCCATTCGGCGGCGCAACTGTCTATTGAGGTAAATCATGTTCCTACAACTCGCATACGCACTTGTAATGATGGTGGTGAGTTATGCAATTCAACTCGCAATAACACCTAAACCACAACAACCAACTGCCGGAACGCTTGATGTACCCACACCAGCGGCAGGGGCAACCGTACCAGTGCTATTCGGCACAAACATCATAAAGTCAGCAAACATTATTTGGTATGGTGACGCTCACGTTGAGGCAATCAAGTCGAAGGGTGGTAAAAAATAATGAGGTTGATGCCTGACGATTTGCGAGAGTGCAATTACTGCGCGCGGGGTTCGCGGGTTATGGCCGAAGCTATTGGGGTTGATTGGTCTGCCTTTTTGAAAGATGGTGTTGAATTGTCGCGTTTGGAAGGAATTGATGACGCGATGGTTCAAGTTCTAGTTGCGCACGTTAAACGTAAAAACGGGGTTGAATAATGGGGGTAGGTTCTAAGTCGGCAACGGTGGGGTTCAAGTATTACCTCGGTGTACAACTTGCACTTTGCCATGGTGCTGTTGACTCCGTTAAACGCCTCATTGTAGGTGAGCGCAATGCGTGGCAAGGCAATATAACCACTGACGGAGAGGTGGTAGTCAACGCGCCCGATTTATTCGGAGGCACGAAAGCGCAAGGCGGGGTTGCTGGGCTGATGAAAGTTGCAATGGGGTCTGACGCACAACTGCAAGACCCCTATTTAGTGACGCACTGCGCTGCAAATGTGCCTGCGTATCTTGGCTTGACCACTGTGATTTTCAAGAAGTTCTACTGGTCAGCGATGAACCCGTATTTCAAAGCGCCGTGGCTTGAAGTCACCCGTATCTTGAAAGGTTGGCGCGCGGATTCAACGTGGTATCCGTCAAAGGCTACCGTAAATACCCTCGATATGAACCCTGCCCACATCATTTATCAATGCTTGACTGATGTTGATTGGGGGATGGGCTATTCAACTTCAGATATTGACGATGTTAGTTTCCGCGCAGCGGCGTTGGCGCTACACAATGAAGGCTTTGGCATTTCCTTGATTTGGGAAAAGCAAATGCCGATTATGTCGTTTGTACAAATTATTTGTGACCACATCAACGGTGCTGTACAACTTGATTTGAAAACAGGAAATTATAAATTAAAGTTAATCCGTGACGACTATAATGTTGACGACCTTGTGGAGTTGACCCCTGATAATATTTTAAGCATTGATTCATTTCAGCGCTTAGGTGTTGGCGAGTTGGTTACATCAATGACCGTCACTTATACCGACAGGAACCAAGTTGCGCAAACTGTCACTGCTCACGATTTGGCAACATTAGAGTCGCAAGGTAGTGCTGTGGTGACTACGCGTGAATATTTAGGTATACGCGATGCGGCCTTGGCGATGCGTGTTGCTGAGCGTGATTTAAACACCGTTTCTGCACCTTTGGCTAAAGTGAGCCTCACCGTCAATCGCGTGCTGTTTGATAAGGAAAAGGGTGATGAAGTCGCATTCACATGGCCACTACTCGGCATTGACAAGTTGCCAATGCGTATTATTGAGTTGGACAAAGGTGACCTACTTAACGGGCAAATGCGGGTAGAACTTATTGAGGATGTGTTCGGTTTCCCAAGTACATCGTACATGACACCCCAACCCCCACTATGGGTTGATCCGCAGCAGCCGCCAGCACCTTCCTCGTTGCGTAAAGTAATTGAGATTCCGTATTGGGAAATACAACGTTCATTGTCACCCGGCGACTTTGCAGTATTCCCTACTGATGGTGCAGCGCTAGGCACATTAGCCAACAAGCCGAGTGATGTTTCGTTTGATTATGGTGTTCGCACTGCACCGAGTTATGAGGAAGGCTTGCGCGCCGCATTCGCACCAAACGCATTACTCCTTGCCGCCATTGCACCTGCGGTCAAATCAATCACAATCAGCGCAGGTAGTATGTTGGACGATGTTGCGGCAGGTGAATACGCGATGATCGGTGATGAGATTGTGCGGGTTGACGCAATCAACCCTCTATTGGGCACGATGACAGTGGGTCGAGGGTGTTTAGACACCACTCCAGTCGCGCATAACGCAGGTGCCGTGGTATTTTTCCCGCAAGACAGTTTGGGTACTGATGGGGTGTTATATTTGAGTGGGCAATCGGTCACAGTAAAAATGCTACCTCGAACTGGGCAAGGTGAGCTTTCCGTGGTCGGTGCGCCAACCAACACCGTTTCAATGGTGGGTAGATTTGATAAGCCATACCCACCTGGCAAATTGAGAATTACAGGTGATGAGGCGACAACCCCAAACTCAACATACCCGACCTATGTTCAAGGGGCGTTGTCCGTAACTTGGGCAACTCGCAATAGATTGGTTCAGAATTTAGAGGATGAGTCCGTTGGTAACATCACTTCCGAGCAAGGTGTTAGCTATAATCTTTACGTGTATGTGGACGGTGTGTTACATCAGCAAGTTAACGGATTAAGTGGAACTGTATACTCCCCAACAGTCGAGGGTGAACACATTGTTACCATCGAGGTTGAGTCGGTGCGAGGGGGTATTGTTAGTTTCCAGAAGGCGAGACACTCATTCACGCACGTTAACACTGGTCGTATTCTGACTGAGGATTCATACAACATCACCACCGAATCCGGTGACTTCATTAATAAAGGGTAAATTATGGCCGATGTAAAAATATCAGCATTGCCAGCGGCAAGTACATCAACTGGCGATGAGGATTTAGTGTTAGTACAAGCCACCGTGACAAAGAAATTGAAATCCCGGCAAATTGCCAAAGTTGGTTATCAGCAGATTGTGGGTGACGCAACTACGGCAAGGACACTCGCGCTATCGGACATTGGTAATTGGATTCGCATGACGTCAAGTGTGTCCAACACCATCACCGTGCCGCTGAATAGTGCAGTTGCGTTTGAAATTGGCACCACATTGAATGGTGTGCAAGCGGGTATAGGTATGACCACTATCGCAGCAAGTGTTGGCGTGACGATTAATCGACCTAATGATGTTCTTTTGAGTTTACGCAAACAATTTTCACCATTCTGCTTAATTAAAGTGGGAGAGGATACTTGGGATTTGTTCGGTGACTTGGAGCAAGCCCCATGACCCCCCGCATGACAATCATTGCGGCATCATTGCGGCATCAAATTACCACGGGTATCGGCCATAACTTTTACCCACTAAACTACAACACGCTTGGCGGTAAGCACGAATTAGTTGTCAAATACGCCGTACCTAATACGACGGACTTGTATTTCATGGAAGTACAATCCGTTTCACCTGTGACCGTAACGGCACATGTTCAGAAAGTTGTACCTGCACAACGCCCAACATCAAAACTCGGCACAAGATATTTCGACCAAAACTCGTACTCCACGTCACCTGACTTAGCTACGATCAGCACATTACCAATGATCCAGCCGTCTTGGAATTCTACAAATCTGAATGGCTCATATGGGTCAGTTTTCACAATGGACAATATCCTGTTCTACCAAGGCCAACAGGTAGACGGCACACTCGTCATGTCAGCATCAAATGATGGGGTCGGTTATGTGGGTGGTGTAACCAACCTACCTTATAAAAACTCGCAGTGGGCGTGGGCTTATGAAGGTTATAAAGGTGGGAAACATCTAATCACAACGTATTACGATCCTACGGCAACAAGCTCGATTTGGACTTCGACGGATTGTGTGAATTGGGTTGAACACCCTAGGCCGTTCCCGCAAGCCGTTAAATTTAATGTGAATTTCGCGTTCAGCAATATATTTTGGTTCAACGGTGAGTACGTTCATGTGGCGCGCACGCTACTCAATAACGTACATTCATACCACACTGCAACGTTTGATGTGTATAGTCAACGTGACTCAACACTACCTTCAGTTGAAACGCCTATTGGGTTGACTAATCAGCGTTTTTATGTGATCAAAGGCGTGTTGTACATGCTCAACATTCAAATGAGCGCAAGTTGGGTTGAAGAAAAGCTAGATTCGATTTATAAAACAACTGACTTGATAAATTGGACTAAGGTATCAGTACCCTCATCGTTAGGGGTGTTAGGTAATAGCGGCTTCGCATTGTATGAGGTCAATGATGGTGTGGTGATGAGTTTCAACACCATTACCGGAATTAGCGTGTTATACGGCTCAACTACGTTAGCTTCATGGGAAAAAATAACGATACCCCCATACATCGAGCGTGCAATTTTCCCGTTAACCTACGATGAGCTTGATAAAACTTCACTTATTAATTTGATTAAAACACAAACCTACCCCCTTGTTACACCGAAAGGTTTAGAGGGTGATGGTTGGGGAGCAGTTTTGAAAACGACCACATTACCAACAAGCCTAATTGCGGCCACATTAGCATTGACGCTACACGCATCAGTTCAGTTTCCAAATCATAAGAACAAATCATCAAGCACATTAGGTGATGCGGTTGTATTCATGGGTGCAAATACGGTGGGTTTAAACCCCAATCCAAAATTAGCACTCACAATTCGACCTGAGGCATCTGACGATACTCGCTCATATTTGGCCGTGACAACACACGATACAGCGTTGAAACATGTACCCGTTACCCGCCCAAATTGGAAATATGAAAATCGCTTCCCAGTGCTGTCTATTGATGGGTATGGCGCGCGACCGCAAGCATTGATATTTCTCGATGCAAATACCGTGGCAATTAGCGCGCATTATCAAGACACGAAAACTGTGTTTTTTAAAGTTGACATCAACACATGGCAGGTACTCGGGCAATTCACCATTGATGTTGATCATTTGCACATCGGCGCAATCGCTAAAAACGCAAACGGTGACTATTGGGCGACGGATTACACCACCGGCAAGATGATTAGAATCGATCTAATTACATCATTCAACACGAACACGCCTGTCATTACTGCGGTGTGGGATACCTCGGTGTTGAATAAGGTTTCAGCGATTGAATTCATCACGGTTAGCTCAGTTGAATATGCGGTGATAGGTGAGTACGCGACGGCTGGCACGCCTTACGTGTACATCATCACGTCGTCGCAAATGGTAAACGGTGGGGTTTTTGCCGTGGCATCGCGCTACAAGCGTTTTGCTCTTGGTACACGTATTCAAGGCCTCGCGCTGAAGTCCGGCCATTTGTGGGTGGCTAAGAATACTGACATGTCAACCACGATTACAAAGGGTTGGGTGTACCAACATTTGAACTTCGCAACTACAGTAGCGTCAACCGCAGACGGCGCAACATTAACACCTGCATACGGTGAAAATAGCGCCAGCCCATACCCTGAAGATATTAAGTTTCACCCGACTACAGGGCGAATGTGGACGATGAGTGAAGGTTGGGCTGCGACGGGCGACTACGACGGTTTCCTATCAATCTGGTCATCAGCCGTTGACGGTAGTTCACAAGAGAATCACGTCACAGCGCGTTATGATGGTCAGGGTAGTTTGTCGATTAAAATTAACAACAAGCCTGCATCAACGATTGCAGTAAGTCCATCAACAGACGTAGCAGCATTGAGCATTGGCGGTTTACCCAATGTGGATCAGGGTATTCAAAACGGGTATTTCATGGGGTACGTGAAAAATGTTTGTGTTCAGAACGCCAATTTGACGGACTATGCAAATGTGACCTCAGGTAGTTTTGAATCCAGTGTCCTAACTGAATACCCTCTTAACATCACAAACGGCGGTGCCGAGTCGGGTGTCACAGGTTGGACTAATGAAACGGGTGGTTTGGGTGTCCGAACCACCAATCCGCTACCATTCGAGGGGTCAGCGTACTTCGACGGTGGTGCTAATCTCCAAACTATCGCACGTCAACGCAAATTACTTAGCGATCTAGGCGTTTCATCGGCTGACATTGATGCTGGGAAAGTTTGGGTGAAAGGGCGTTGGGCGCAAAACAACTTCAACTCGATAAACGACCCAGGTGGTTGCGGGATTCGCACGTTAAACGGTAGTCAGGTGCAGCAAACATTAACCTACTCACCTATAGTTGCAACGCCCAATATTGGAAATGTTGCACCCCAACCGTGGTACACGTTGGCACACGGCGCGGCGCTAGCGAGTGGTGTTCGGTATACAGATTTCATTATCCGCAGCGACCGCAACTCAGGCACAAACAACGACAGTTATTTCGATGCAATATCAATGGTTGCATATAGGAAATAAGGTGAACAAATTAACCCCATAATGTCATACAATTATGGGGTTAATTATTTTTGGCGTGCTGACCGTGAACATTGAGAATGAGACTTGGAAAATGATAGCGGGTATTGGTGGTGCTGGCTTAGGTTCACTATTCCTTCTTGCACGTCTTTTGCGGGGGGAGTTATCCGGCCAAAAGACTGATGCCGCTCAAAGCGATGTGATCAACAGTTTGCGCGCCGAGTTAAAACGGAAAGACGAGGAGATCGTCGCCAAGGAAATTACAATCACCCGCTTGGTCAGAGAAAAGACTGAGCAATTCACCCAGCTTTCCGAAATCCCCTATTTGCGCGATGAAATAAAAGAGCTTGAGGAGCAGGTGAAAGCCCTCGCACAATTACTCAACGTGTTCATCATTGGCGGCAACGGCCTAAGTCCCGAGCAGCAACTCGTCATGTTGCGCCTACTCTCACCTTCCGCACAACCGAAAGTTGAACCTTCAAAGGATACACCATGAAATATCTGGGAATTGAAATTGATTGGCCGCTTGACCGCAATGTGATTCGCAGCAATACGGTCAACAATACATTCGGAATGGTGCGCAAGAACGCTGATGGCACACCCCGCCCACACCAGGGTTGGGATTTTCACGCCCCACTTGGCACACCGACTTACGCAATTTGCGGTGGTAAAGTCGTCGCAGTTTCGGATAACGGTGATTACGGTTTGACGGTAGTGCTGGCTATTGGTGAAACGGGTCACTTTGCGGCCTACGCTCATTTACAACGCACGGTGGTTCGAGTAGGTGATTGTGTGGTGCGCGGCGCGCTAATCGGTAAAACAGGTGATACGGGCAATGCGCGCGGAATGCCGCCGGATGATCAACATTTGCACTTTGAAATCCGCACAGTGGCGCAGCCGGGTCGCGGGTTGAATGGTCGCGTGTCGCCACTTGAAGTGTTTGGGATTTGTCCATTACACGCACCTGCATTGCGGAGTGGTGAATAATGACTTGGCTACGTGAGGCTGCAACTGACCGATACCACAACTGTATTTCGTCGAAGCGGGTGGCATTATTAAGTGCTACGTTTGCACTCGCATTCTCGGTCATCGCGTTGTCGATTGCGGCATGTTTAGGTCACAGCGTCGCAGGGGCGTTGGGTGCGGTGGCTATACCCTTAGCAGGGCTTGGTGGTTGGTCGTATGTTGGCGGTAAGGGTGCGGAAGCTTTGAAATTTCAAACGAGTGATGAGGTGATATGATGATTCCAATTACAGGTTACAAACCCATTTTCATTTTAGGCGTAGTCGGTTTTATCGCAGTGTCATCGGGCGTAGTCGGCTTCACCGTTGGTAAGGCTATGACTGCCGCCGAGTTGCAAGGGCAGATTGTCAATTTGACAGACGTGAAGGGTAAGGTTGAAACGTCTTTGGCAAACTGCCAAGGTGGGGTGCGTGCTTTAGAGCAAGCCACGTTGTCAGCAGGCCGCGCGCGCGAACAAGCTGAAACAATGGCTTTGGAATTGACGAAGCGGAATCAGCGTGTGGTCACGAACATCAAAACGATCAAGGCGAGTAGTTGCGTTGATATGGTCAACAAACTTATCGAGGTCAGCAAATGAAATACGGAATCCTTGTAATGCTGGTGCTGATAAGTGGTTGCGTTTTATTTGAGCGTAAGCCCGATCCGCCGCCAATTATCCAATCGAAATGCCTCGGCGCGCGGCCTGTGAAGCCGCAGTACCTATTCGGCCAATTACCACCAGCTCAAAGTGAAGCTGATGCTGCAAAAGCAGTACAGCAGCTTATGCTTGACTTTAAGGCATCCGACCAATACGGTCTTGATTGGGAAACCGCAGCGTCCGGCTGCATGTGAGATTGGGGAATTGAAATGTTAAAACCGAAGCAATTATTGAAACGAACAACAACAGGTTTAGGTGCATTCATTGGCCGCGAGTCGGCGTTGAGTGAAGTGCAAGTTACCGCAGTGGGTAGTGGTGCGGTAAACGCTACCGTTAAACTTTGGGGTAGCAACGATGAGGTTGGCCGCGTTGACCTCGGCGATGTTTCAGCTAGTGGTACGAACGTTGCTACGGGTACTGACAGTATTGAGCGCGCCTATTCGGTGATTCAGGCTGAGTTGATTACGGTCAGCGCCAACACTGAAGTGACAGTTACCTTCAGTGACGCTATGTGTGGGGGTGATTGACAATGAACCAACTTAATCAAAACGCGAAAAGACAAAATAGCAGCATAATTTATGATGCGGTTATCGGCGCATTAGCTATAAATGCTATGCAGTCTGATAGAGCAGCTACAGCTACAGACAAGCAGCGTGAATTTTATGAGTGCATTGCCTATCCTGCTGTATATTTTGACCCATCGGCAGCTGATGATACGGGTGATGGAAGTAAAGGTCGACCATTTAAAAACTTTACGGCAGCAAGGATTCTTACTGGCAGACGTCATCTGATTAAAGCAGGGACAACAATTGCAGCAACTTCTGGAACATGGATCACCATCGCACAAGGTAGTACAGCAAAATCTCCAGTGATAATTGGAAGGTATGGTGATAATTGGATTGCAAACCCAATTATTGACGGGACACTTTCTGACAGAGTTATCCGTTTCGGTACAAACTCTAAATATAACCGAATCCGCGATATTGATTTTAAAAATTTGGGTGGCGCTGGATCAGATAAATATATGATTTCTCAGAATAGCGTTGATGCTATTGGAGATCAATCTATTGATTTTAACAACGTTATTTCAAGATGCAGTATTAGCAATGTGGGCGGTCATGCAACAACAGACTGCAACGCGATAAAACTTTATGGGGCCAACAATGAAATCATAGGTAACGAAATTTACAATATTTCTACTGACGGAATTTGGTTTCATGGATTTAGCACGATAATCGAAGGAAACAGAATTTACAAAGTTTCTACTGATGGAAGAAAGTTAGGCGACTGCATTCAATGCGGTGCCAAATCTGATGGCTCAATTATACGCGGCAATTATTTAGAGCATTTTGAAGTGGACAGTAAGCAGTGTATTTATTTTGAGGCAACGGTATCTATTAGCGATAATGTACTTATTGAGGACAATTATTGCGTTCATTCGGACAGTGCGGGTATTGCAGGAGTTAGGCCGACAGGTATTACGTGCGGTGCTACAAATTCAACAGTGCGACGAAATTTTGTAAAGGGTGGTTATGTTGGGATTGAGCTTGGATTAAATACACAATGTTATTCAAATGTAATTCAATCGACAGTCGGTCGAGGAATTGCTGCGGATACGAATGGTAGAATCTATAACAACACTATCTATCAGACGGGTGCACAAAATACGCAAAGCGATAGCGTTGCAATTTTTAATGCGGACAGTGCACAGATAGGTAATATTGCTTGGAACAACCTGATCTATAACCAGTATAACGGCATTACATGCGTTGTTGGTGTAGATAGTAATCCGACGATTCGAGAGTACAATAATTCATATATTGTGCGTGGCGTCTCTGTTGCAAAGTATCGTATTGCTGGTATTGTGACAGCGCCAACTAATGAAATAGTTTCAACTATTTCTGATTTTGATGCAAATTACAGACCGAAAACCAGTATTTTGGCATACTCAGGAACAAATCCATATCCTAGCTATGATAAAGATAAGGTTTTGTCAACACCGTGTGTTGGAGCCTATAGTGGCTAATTTATAAATATAGCCCGCGCAATGCGGGCTTTTTCATTTCTCCTTCTGCAATTATTCCGTGATTTATGCGCCTTGAGAATAGTGGCATTCACCCTTGTTCTTGTTCACAACTTCTCCAAATCAACACCACGCTCAATCGCTTTCACGGCCAATTCAATAGCCTTCCGCACCCCATCCCCCAATTCCTTTTTGTCGCTCAACTTGCGAGCCTGCCGTGCGTGCCACGCGGGCATTCTAATGCTGTACCCATCCCATGCAGCATCCTGTTTTGACTGATTACACACCTTAGTTTTAGCCATTGCTTACCCCAAAATTAGTAATACGCTCAAGTCTATTACGCATTTCGTAATTCGTTATAAGTTTTGTATGCCAATTCACAGAAGGGGAAACGGCGATGACTTACGACGAAACGATAGTTGAGCATTCAATGACCAGCAATAAGCATCATGCCGAGGTTATGGGTGCGCTCAACGATTTGAAATCTCTCGAAATGAAGGAAGGTGATGCCATGAGCGTTAATATCGAAGAAGCGTTATTGGGTGCTGGTCGCGGCGGCGCAGACAGTGGCGGCGGTTTGGTAATGGGTTTGGTACTAGGCTCATTGTTGCGTAACGGTGGTGGCGGTTTGCTGGGCGGCGATGGGGCGGCAGGCGGTGTGGGTTTGCAAAACTCAATCGACACCAATGCGATCTTGACGCAATTGGGTGATATTAAAGCATCAGTGCCGTTGTCAGCGTGTGAGACTATGGCCGCTGTGAGCAATGCGCAGGCCGACATTACCAGCCAAACCCTCGCGCAAACAATCGGCCTGAACCAAAACATCAATGACGCGAAGGCGGCAGCACTTGCAGCAGCTAATGCGAATGCGCTGCAAAACTCAGCAGGCTTTGCCGGTGTCAAAGATGCTACCGATTCACTCGCAACGCAGCAAGCGGTTGGCTTCGGCGTCATCAACGCAAACATCGAACGCACCGGCTGGCAGTTGTCGCGTGAAATTAATGCTGATGGTGACAAGACGCGCGCGCTGATTCAATCCATCGACAAGCAAAACGATTCACGCTTAATCACAGCTCAGGCCAACGAGATTGTGGAATTGCGCGCATCGCAAGCCCGCGCCGAGGATCGTCATGGTATTGAAATCAACATGACGAATAACCAGAATCAAAACCAGTTGCAATTCCAACAACAATCGCAAGTGTTGAATACCTTGTCAAACGGTTTGGTGCAAGCTCTACAATCCATCCAAGCCACCAACCAGGCAATCAACATTGGTGGTTTCCAGCAAGCCAACCCAACTAACACGAACACCAACGTTCGCGCTTAATTGAACTACGGGCGGCAGATTGGTTTGCCGCCCATTACCGGAGTGCTTGGAAATGGAATCTACCGCTATGCTTGAAGCTTTAGCCGAACTGCGAACCAAGTTCACAACCCCAATCAGCAACATGGAAATAGTCCGCCGCGCGCTGCGCCGCGAGGTGGGTCGGATGGATGAGACTGAAATGCCACCAATCCTCAATGAGCCACAACGCAAAGCCTTCTTAGAGCGCATCGACCACCTCGAAGCGTTTATCCAATCGCAGGATGGTGCAGATTCGATTGAGTTGTTGGTGTCCTCATTCCGTGAATTTGCGGAAGCCCGAACACCACCTGTTACTGAACCTGAATTGGTAGAATAAGAAAAGGGGCATAACGCCCCTTTGTTGATTTACGGTTTGACTTATTTTAGAAAATCCTCATTACGATGTTTCATAAATGCACCATCCTCAATAGCGTGACGCGCTGCGCGCCGTTGCCGCAATTTGGCATCGCATTGGTTCTGAATGGCCTTATCAGCTTGCACACCCGCTTCCTCGGTCATTTTGCGCTTGAACACGGTAGTTTGGATTCGCATTATTCATCATCCTTGTGTTGGCGCAATACAGCATTCTCAGCTTCTAATGCTGCAATACGGGCTTGCGCTTCGATAACTTTACCATGTGCGGTGCGCCGTTCTTTACGGTTCATACCACCTGCAATCTGGTTGTATGCGTGGAAATAGGCGTTATCTGCGCGTTCATCAATACTTTGTTCAGGCATTTGCATTTAATCACCCACCTTTAACTTCCGAATTTGATTTAGCACGGCGCGGGCATATTGCTGCATTTGATCGCCGCTAAATAAGTCGATTAGGGTTTTATTGTGAGGCCAAGTTTTACTCATGGTTGGATCAGGTAACGGGAGTAACTCGCACTTGTCAAGCACTGACTTGGATGGCTGCGGGGCGATGTAGAGTGGTTCGACTGTTACGTGATATGACGGATCGTAGTTGTCGCCAGCATGACCAAAAATATCTGTATGGTGCGGTTTTAGTCCGAAGCCTACTTGAGTTTGTCCTAGCTCCATGTGTAGCGTGTGACGATAAGCAACAGGCTCACCCTGCCCAAGCTGCGCCTTTAGCGCCACAATCTCTGCATCTTGGCGGCGGAGTTCGTTGACCGCATTCATACCAAAAACATAAGGGTCACACTCACCATCTGATTCTGTCCATTGTGCAACAAGCTCAATCGCCTTGCTTTTTTCTTCACTCATTTTATTCAATCCCCAATTCAGATTTACGGCCAGTCGCATAGAGCATCATGCGGTGTTTAATGTGCTTCGGCGTGTTGGGCATTGGTGACCATGCTGCATACAGCTTGTGATCCCAATGCCCCTCGGTGCCGACACCACCCCATGTTAATACCTGAAGCTTAATGCCGCGAGGGGGTGGGTATTCATACGGACAAAGCCACTCTGCGCGCGGTGCGGTTTTCGGCTTTTCTGCTGAGTCCAGTTTGTGGGTTAGCATGAATGATGACTCACCGATGAAATGGAATGCCCGGTCAATCACTTTATCCCAAAACGGTGTGCGCCCCCGCATATCAAATTGGTCACCATAATCATCAACGACTAGGTACATGTTGGGTTTACGTGAGAATGGATTTTGAATCATAATTTAATTCCTAAACTAATCGCATTTGCCAAGCCTTTTTTCAACTCAGCTTCTAACTTAGCGGCAGCATCATCAGCACTAAACGCAATGACTGTGATTTGCAAGTGATTATCCGTCGAGGTTTCATCACGAAATGTAACCTCTTTTCCGAATTTAGCGTCACATTCATCCCAAACAGCCCAACCGCAGCTGATAGGTTTAAAATTAAATAAATCAGCAAGTTTCATAATTTCACCTTTAAAAGTGCCAATTCTGTTTTACGGTAAGTCCGAGCCTTACCCCGAACCCACTCTGCGTTATCATAATGTTCAGCCAAACCGAGTCGCACCATTGCGTTAATGCGTTTGACTGCGGTTGATGCGATACAGCCCTCACTTTCCCGCAAGTCCAATGAGGTGAACACCTCACCAACACCTTTAAGCTGAGCGCGGTATTCATCAAGCAACATTTCGGTACGCACTTCATTGCGCTCGACCATGTTCATTTGGCTATACGGTTGCGGGTAAGCGTTGATTTTCAGAATCGTCGCGGCCACACTTTGCTGCAACTTGAATAGCGGTGTTCCGGCATCCGAGCCACATCGCTTAGCCAAACCGAGGTCGACGAGTCGTGTGACTTGCCGACAACCTGTGTTGCGGGAACCCCCTATCAAGTCGGCCATTTGTGCCGAGGTGAATTTGACCTTCAATTTAGGTAAGGCCGCAATCAACACGTCAAGCGATGTGCGGTGCAGCGATACCTTGAATTCCCGTTTCGGCTTTTTGGTAATCTTGGTTTGCTGATGTGGGGCGTTGACTTGAGCCGCCGCGTGCATGAAACCTAACATTGCAAAACCCCTCGTTTATAATTGTCCATTCGGTAAAGCTTTGATGTTAGAAGGTGGATACCAATCAGAACAATTTAAGAACGGGCAATAAACGTAAAACCAATCAGTTTTCCAATTTGGAATACAAATGTGTGAATCGACAGGTGGCTTCTCAATAACACCTATTGATCTATCTTTTAAAATAACACGCTGCCCAACAAGAAAATTAACCATTACAATTCTCCTTCAGGCCAACCGCGAGGGTAAATCCGGCCAGTCAACGCTTTGTCGTTCTTGGCGCAAATCACATTACCTTCAGGTGTCGAGTATTCCCGCAAACCCTCGCAGCCGCGATTCGGTGGTGGGGTGGGTTCGATTTTACAAATTCGGTCGTTAACATTGAGAATGCCTAAAATCGTCACACCAAACACAACAATAACCAGTACACATAAACAACCATCACGTAAAAAAGTAACTGTGCGTGAAAATGTGACCATGATTATTCACCTTTCCGTTGATTCAGCGTCACGACCATCGCCTGCTTGATTGCGTCATCTAATGCGTCATGCGCAACGCCGTATTCCGGCAATACTAAACCTTCACCCACCTCTTGTTTAAAAGTGCGGAGGCAACGCGCGCCCCAGAACGGCCAACATGGTTTCACGTTGAACTTGTCCATCAGGTTAGCGAGGATTGCCACATCGAAGTCACTACCATTACCGTAAAGCTTGATTTCATTCCAATCGGAATCACCTACCGTTTTAATCATCCACTCACTGAAACGAGTCAATGCTACTGTAGGGGGGTGGCGAAGTGCCGCAACCTGTTTAGCGCGTGCATCGTCAGATTGACCTAACCACCATAGTAAAGTGCTTTCAGAAGGCACTACACCTGCACGGAATTGCTCATCAAGTGAGAGGTAAATATGGAAGCCGTTTGCAATATTGATATCACCTGTTTTAGAGTCGAAGGCCACACAACCAATACTCAAAATGGGTGAGTTTGGCGTGTTGTTTGCAGTTTCAAGGTCTAGGGAGAATTCTGTAAATGGCATAATTAAATTTCCCGTTCGATTTGGGTGAAATTAGCATTGATCCAATCGGCACATGCTTCACTATTGAATTCACCATCTTGGTAAAAAGATTCTACTTGTTGCACCAACTCCCATCGGGCGTCATGCCCTTCAGCGGCCACGCGGGTTGTGTGCGTTGTACCATCGCTACATTGAAATATTGTGGTGACAGCCATGATTATTTACCTTTTTGAAATAATGATTGGACAACCCACCACTCAATGCCGTTTAGAATCAACATGCAAATCAGCAAGGCGGCAAGTACCGTGAGAATAATTTCGCGTAGAGTCGGTAAAACGTGTACAAGGTCGTCATCCACCGTTGTCACGTTCTTAACCAACCCGCGCAAAGCTTGGTGAACCACTTTACCGTATGAAGGTGAGTGTACAACCACAACTTCATCATTCGCCGCGACTGGCTGCGAGGTAATCATTGGTACACCGTTTAACGTCAGTGGGTTCACTTCTTTTCCGTCTTTTTTGACAATTGGCATGGTCGTTTTTCCTGCAAGGTGGTGGGTCGGGGTCATTAACATCCCATGCCAAATTACATTTCACACATCGCATTTGGTCGCTGAGCTGTATTGCATTGCATTCTGGCATAGGGTATTTCCTTTTGCAAGTAGTATTTGAAACTATTTAACCGTTTCAAACGATCTTTCCGATAGCCATTTTTCAATACATGAAGTCAAATCATTCACGCTACCATTATTTGTCATCGTGAAATCAATCAGTTCAGCGGGCAATCGGGTGTCATATTGATCACGGTTCGAATAATCGTAACCTGGTCGTGCAATTTCCCATGACTCGAAGTCGTAATGCCAATCATGCGCCAACATGCGCAACTTCTCTTGCTCAATCGGCAACCGCGCATCGGTGATGACCACGTTGTAATGGAAATGCTCAGCAAGGATTTTCCGCAAAGTGGCAATAATGAACACGTCATCACCGGCAACCGACTTGCGCCATTGTGACCAAAGCAGCAATAACTCTCGCGGCGTGCGCGGCGTGAGTAGCGGGTAATGGTTGTTTGACTTCTCAGCAGCAAACGTGGCACTGGTGATGAACCATTGTGTGAATATTTGCGAGGTTGAGAACAGAATTGCGTTGTGTTTATTAGGGGTATCTTTCTCCAACCTAGTAAACATAATGTCTGGAGACGTACACCAGTTAGCAGCAACCTCGTTTTTCAAAGTGTCGGCCAGCGCAATCACCTTGAAACCGCGTTCACGCAGAATAGTACCGACTGTATCTTTACCTGAACCCTGCGCGCCGGATAGCGCGATCATTTTTGTCATAATTTATACCAAAGAAAACCCGCATTGCTGCGGGTCGGTTGTTCAAGAATTACAGTTCATCATCCACTTGCGATTTAGCGGCCAACCATGCGCCGTATACCTCACGACCAACCTCAACGGCACCTTTCGTTTTCATGGCCGCGTAAATCTTGGCAGCAGGCACCTCAACGATTGTGCCATCCACTTTGCGCCAATACGTTGCATCGCCAATACGCTGAACACCTTCAATGTACTCATCGCGGGTGATCAGCGTTGTATTACCTTCACTCAACGCTGAAGGCAGTTCGGCCTCAGAATAAATGCTGCAATAGCTATCTGAGGTATCATGGTAAATATACCAAACACCGTCGTAACCTGTGGCACTTTCAACCCCTCGGTTAAGATCCTCTAACGTAGCCAGGTTATTAAACTTGGACATTTCCGAAGCGGAAACACGGTCAGGTAATTTTGAAGGGTCAACTTTAAAAGCTTTAACCGCAGCAGGTGTGCCGACGAATGAACCATCTTGCCCAGCCAGTTTGCCGAGGGAATAAAGTAGGGCTTCATAGTTCGCTTTATCGAGGCGCTGGTGCTGGCCAGACAGCATTTCCGCTTCAGGCTTGGCGATGGGTTCACCCTTCTCGTTTTTCCACCATGTAGTGCCGTCGGCATCCACCCAATTGAACTGTTTGCCGGTGTAGTCCGGTCGCTGCAAATATTCAGCCTCACCAATTCGCACCACATTGCTGTCTTTGGATGGTGGAATGTCGGCGCGCACCTTATAGGTCATGCCAGTGCGGATATGCAGGTAATAGCAAGTTCCCGTTGCGGTGAGTGGTTGAAACTCAGCTTCAGTAACGCACCATACCCGCGTGCCGGGTGTGCGGTAAATCACATCGTTATCCAACGCGACGGTGTTCAGGTAGATACCCGCATCGCGCGCAAAAGCGATAAGGCCAACCAGTTCAGTTGACAGTAGGTCAGGCACGAAGAACGAGTCACCGTGCTTCATAGCGCGGAGTTTCGGCAAATACGCTTCGTGCATTGAGGGTTCAGCATTCGGGCGATCCACACCACCCTCAACCGTAATTACGATTCGGTTGCTCATAACTCATCACCACCTTCAAGTTTAGCAACAATCGCAGACTGCACGCCAAGTAGCGCGCTAAGGAATTTACCGATTTGCGTGTGTAGCATCCAAGCCGTTGTAACCACGGTGCCAATTGCGTCATCCGACTCACCCAAGTGACTTTTAATATCGCTTGCCAAAATGCCGGATAACTTAAAGCTACGGAATAGGCCAGCAGGCAACACGTCAACGGTGAATTGTGGAATAAACTTATTGTCAATATCGAATGCGCCGTATTGCACTTGCATCGAGTTCACCGACCATGTGCCGATCAGGTGTTGCGTGACCGCTTCGCTACCCAAATCGGTTTCTGTGAATTTAATCGTACCCGCCTCAGCATTGAGACTTAACTTGTCACCCAAATCAATGAAGTCGTATTGTGACGTGTCACGTAACATTGTGTTGAGCATGATCGGCAACTGCGGTAAATCCAACAGGTTCATGCGGGTATCGGGTTGAATACCACACAGCATTGAATTCACAAAGCCTGCTACGGTATCAACAACGCGCACTGAGGCACTACCCACAATGCAGTAAGTCGGTGACATTAAAACGGGAACGTGCATTACCTTGACGTGCGACTTGTCCAACAAGGCCGGTAGAATGTCATCTTTTAAACGCATGATTTCTTTCTTGCCGAGTTTGCGCTGCTCTTTCTTTTCCAACTCGCGCACTTTGGCCGCAAGCGCAGTGCGCAATACCGCACCAGGCAATACGCGATCCGCAATTGCCACAACCATCAATTTGATATTGTGCGGGCAGTCAACCACCCATTCATCAGCCACTTTACTGAAACCAACGGATTGCCATTGTGAGCCTTGCGGCATTTCGATTTGGTGTGCTTCGACTTCATCACACAACTCAGCCACACAAAGCTCATTGTTTAAATACTCACGTAGATAGGTTGTGAGGTTGTCATTCGGCTTAAATGCCGTGAATGCTTTGATCATAATTCGTCGTCCTCAATCGGTGTTGCGGTTTTAAATTTGACATACATATCGGGGTTGCGGAGTTGCTGAATGTTCAATGACGCTTGACCATCAGCACGGATTTTCCGCACCATGATTCGTGGGTGTGCAAGTGAAAACTCTGAGTCGGGGTCAGGGCAAAATACACGCTCAACCACGGCAAATGGTTTAGTGAATACACGGCAGTCGGCAATGGTGTCACCCTCTTGAAACGGGCTGATTTTCTTAACCAGATCATTCGCGTGGTCGGCCAAAGCAGTTTCAGCAGCGAGTAAATCGGAGCGCCGCGTAGTGACCATATCAAGTAAAGCTTGGTAAATTGATTGTGACATTAGAACTTTTTCCCATCGTCGAGTTTACGGTTTTCAGGCTTGTGATCTTGCCGGGAGGCATTGTATTGCAGCTTCTCAGCAATCGCGCCAGCAAGGTCGTAACCCATACCGCCAGCCATATCGAAAATGCGGATAGCTGCATCGGCCAATTCGACTTCAATCATCTTGCGGTGTGGCAGCTTGTCATCCATCAAGTTCTTGCGGTGACCTTCCATCGCTTCGCTGACTTCCGAGTGAATCAGGCAAAGCAGTTCAGGCACATTGCGGTTACCGCGCAAATCCTCACCGGTTTGCAGGTTATTCCACCAACCTGATTGAAAGGCAAGGCCGAAGCACGCATCGGTGAGTGTTTTACCTGCAATTAGTAGATTACCAACATGAACACCAGCAATGTTGTTTTCATGTTGGATCGGCGTTGGTTCAGAGAGAATGCACTTAATTACATCGTGGTAGTTGATCACTTTCACACCCGTAAAACGCATCGCGGGGTCGTTTGAATCGGATACCAAAAGCAAGTGACCATAAGTAGGCACAGGTGTATTTTTAGGGTCAACATCATCAAGGATTCGCGTAAGCCCGAAATAATCAGCAATCCGCTGCGCATTGCGGGTTTTACCACAACCTTTCTCACCATAAACGATGATTGATGAAATGAAGGGGGTGTTGGTGTCAACGTTAATTGGATTTTGGTTCATTTTTTCTTCTCGACGGTGTAGCGAAGGTGACCTTCCGCTGTTTGTTGGAAAGACACGTTATTCGCTTTGGCGAACTTCTGAATTTCAGCAGGTTTAATTTCCACCGCCCGGCGGCCAAGCTGTTTGAGCATCACACCGATTAGCAGGTATGTGGCTTTTTGCCATTCCTGATACTTGGCAGCAGCTTCATCGACGATTTCACCGGCTGGCGTGGTTGCCGCAATAACGGCAGCAGCGGTGGGTTTCAATTTACTATCAGGTGATTCTTGTAATTCACGGTTCACGGTATTTCCTTTTAGTGAGTGGGGTTAAATTAAATTAAATTAAATTAAATCTTTTGAGACGATACGGCGGCAACGCTGGCAGATGCGGTGATGTTTGTCGTTGTGCAACCAACCGCTATCCCGTTTATCGAATGAGTGATTCAGTAAATCGCAGAACCACCAAAGTAGTTTTTCAAGTAAGGGTTGCTTCATTTAACCTCCGATGCTGCCAATAAATAATTCCGCATGAAATCTAACTGTGTATCTGGAATGCTTGAATCATGCTTCCGACCAAGCACCCAAAGCAGCATCACATTCTTTTTCCATTCATCTGCGTGCGGAATGCGAGGGGTTTCGACTAGCGCATAGCCTTCTGGAATGGCTGGCGATACTTGGAGCGCATAGCCTTCTGGAATGGCTGGCGATACTTGGAGCGCGTAAACATCGCGAATTTTATACCCGCCTTTAACTGTATTTTCACGATGCTTGTGGTGCTCTGAACCGAAATGCCATCCGCCATCATCATCATCTTGAAATTGCCAGCCTACGATTTCATTTTGCTGCTCAATGGCTTGAAGGCGTTTCAGGCTGGCTAAGATTGCCTGTTCATACTTACCGCCATGATCCGCCAGTTCTAACTTGGCGCGTTCAATCTGCTGCGATAATGTGATAATCATCGTGGACACCCCAACTTGCTCGCACCACATACGGCGCATTTGTAAATACCCTTGCTGCTGATATGTGCGGTGTGGAAACTTTGCGTGGTATAAGTTTTGTTAAACCTCCAATTCCAAACGTGGCGTTTACCATCTTGACATTTCGGTAATTTGGTAGCCATTACAATTCCTCAGCTTGATTACGTTTATATTCAGCCAATGCACGATTCCAGCGTGCTAAATATCGCTCAAATGTTTGGCGTTCAATCTCATCACAAAACATATCGCTGGAAAACACCATTGCGTCAACACTGTCCATAAGTTCCTCACGCGGGCTCATTTCAAACTCCCCGTAATGCAACCCTTCTCAACCCAAATCATGTTGAGTTGCCCACTGCGCTTCGCCGCTGACTTCAGTGCAGCGTCATGCTCTAACGCATTGCCGATACCGAAGTCACCAAGGAATGATGCAACGCTGAGTAGGTCAAAGCTGCTTTCATGATCCACTTGCTTCAAGTAACCATCCACCTTAGCCACTTCGAGGGTAATCTCGCGGCAGGTGAGGATTTGCTTTTCGGCAGGGCTGACTTGCCCTTGGCGGCCATACGATTTGGTGGCGCAGCCGGTGGTCAATGTGGCAGCAATGAGCAATGTTGCAATTAAGAGTTGTTTCATGGTCGGTTATCCTAATCTTGATTTAAATGGTAGAACTCAGTTAATTCTTTTAAAATGCTATGCGGGGTGGCGCAACTGTCTCGGTGCAGAAAGTAGAACTTCCCCCGATGAGTGTTAATTTCATGCAAGTGATAAGTTTCTACAGGTAAATTATCACTGCTAGGGTAATGGTTACATGGTGTCACTCTCGCGGGTGGCATTTGCGTGATTTGAAAAGTTGTATACTTCTCAGGTACAGACCGAATTTGACCTGCGGCGATACCGCCAACCACCAATGCTGAAATTTCCATGATCACACCACCCTTAAAAAAGTACAGTTCGGCAAATTTCGCAAACCGTATAGTTACCGGCGCGAACCCGATTACCATGACCCTTCAAGGCGCATGATTCAGCAGAGATCACATATTCGGCATAGGATTTCATTTTCACCACCAATTCTTCAACAGTGGGTTTTGCCGATTCTCGATATTTGAGAGTAAATGCGTCAGCAGCCATAATTGCCTGAAAGTGAAACTTGGTATAACCACTCATCAATGTTACATCCCCAGCACGAACTACCCACTTGTAAGGGAGGTCTGGTTTTTCATTCGATTCAAAAACACTTACCCGATAATCGTCAACCTGCGTTGCAGGGGTAGCCCAATCCAGCGTGTCTTCAGTAGGTGGTTTTGGTGCAGCTGGATCAGCCGCTTTCAGGTCATCGTCGGTGTAACCCACATCACCAAACTCACCTACTAAGGGTGCAGGTGCTGCGGATTGATCAACCGCACCAAAACCCACAATATGTTTCCGCAATTCAGAAATAGTTGCTTCGTTTGCACGCAATTTCAAATATTGCTTTTCATTGGCGTTTGCGAGGATCACACAATCCTTTTCAAGTTTTTCAGCCTTAATGCCCAATTGCAGCATCACGCCCATTGGTGAATCGCAATCAATTTTGTGGATTTTCGCTAACTGATGTGCGACGGTGCTGAGTTCATGCAATTCAGTAGCTTTAGGATTTAGGATTGGTTTGGTGGCAAAACCACCTTTAAAACGTTGACTACTTAACGCTTTTGATAATGCTGCGAAGGCTTCTTCGGCCAAGGTAAGACGTTGTTCAACACCTTGGGTATGTGCGGGGTTTGCTTCAGAAACCGATTGCTGTGTTGAGTGGTAGATTCTCAGAATTTCAGTACCACTGTTGGTTAAGGTGTAAGTGTTTATGTAGTGATTTTTACGTGTCAAATTGGCAAGGCACAAATCTTGAATCACAATAATATCTTCAATATCGTTAGGTCGTTCAACCATACCGTTTGAGATTAATTGGAGCATCTTGATACGGTTAGGGGTGAGTGTGAATGCTTGCATGGTCATTTTCCTTTTAAGGTGGTGTTACATTTCACGTGTGATGGTTGCTGTGACCACTACATGCCCATCGCCGTGTGGCGTGGATGAGGTGACGATCTTAAACTCGCGGTCAGGGTGTGCGTTTTGTGCGCGGAACTTGGCGCTGCGGTAAGTCACGGCCATTCGGTTTTTCACCGCAGTAACCGCAGCGGCAACGCCGCTGGTCAATTCAACCAACTCACTGCGAATCAGGTATTCACCGACTTCAAGCGCAAGTGTTAGGTTGGTACTTGAGACTGTGCGCTCTTGGGGGTTCAGTGTTTCAGTATTGCTAGTTGAGGTTTGCGCTGCTTCAGTCATGGGGTATCTCAGTTAAGTGGGTTGGTTGATGAGTTGTAATGTAGCGCAACTGTTTGACTGTTGCAAGTGATATTTTGAAAATAGTTTTAAATAAGTTTAGGTTGACGGACTTGCTGCGATCAGCGATATTGAGTGGGTGATTGCGGCCTAGGCGTATCGCGGTGTTTACTTGGTCGTTTTCTCCGCGTTGTCAGCCACGCCGCAATCACAACTCTCCATTGGTATTCTCTAACCCCGAACTCATTTAGCGATGATCGGGGTTTCTTTTTGTCCAGCACCAGCGCAATGCCGGTTTGCAGTAATTCGGATTTTCAATCAAATAATTTTCGTGAAATTTTTGGAAAAAGGCGTGGCGGCCAAGTAAGCGGTTGCCGTTTTTCCGTCAAATAATTTTCGTAGGAATTTTGAACTAGGGCAACATCTTGAAGTAAGGAAATCCGGTTTTGCAACTCAGTTGCATTTAGCTAGTGGGGCTGGCCGGTTGGCGGGCTGGCCGGTTGGCGGGGCTGGCCGGTTGGCGGGGCTGGCCGGTTGGCCGTATTTATTTTTACGTATATAAGTACAACTATTTTAAAATTATTTACAGAAAGTGCTTGCAACGTGTGAACCATTGCGCTTATACTGCACTCACTTAATCAAACAACGCAACAAAGGGGTTTTACCATGGCGAACGTACAACGCGACCCAAGTTTTACCGATGGCGCTTTCACTGGTAATTTTTACATCGTAAACACTAAGACTAATTTAGCTATTCAATCTGAACGCACAAATGGTAAGGCGTGGAATGAAGTTAACTTTCTGAATGATTTAGAAAAAACTATTGCATTAGAAAGCAATACAACACCAATTAATTACACTGTTATCGAGGGGATTTAATACCATGAAAACCAAACAAAACCACATTAAGGCTGTATTTACTGTAGAAACTTCAAACGGTCTCAATATGTCACGCGATAAAGAAACCGCATCATCTTATGTAATTATCGATAAAAAGACTGAGCAGGAAATTGTCAATTGTCGCGTTTACATTGGGCGTAGTAAATCATCTAGCACGGTTTACGCTTCATTGTGGGTATATGTGGGCGATAAAAAACGCCCTACTGAATGGCACTATGGGAATATTAGCGGCCATGGTAGCGCTGGCGGTTGGGGGTACGATAAAGAATCGAAAGCAATTGAGCAGGCTATTAATTCAGCGGGCATTGAGTTATATGGGACACCGTATACAAACCGCGATGTTAAAACAGTAGATTTTAAGAAACAAGCGTGGATCGGCGGGACAGGTTGTCATGAAGCCGCATTACTAGCAATTGCATATTCCGCAGGATTTAATGATTGTATTTTGGTGCGTACTTAATATGGCGACTAATACAACTTATGCCCTTAATGTGGGCTTACCAGTTATCGGCGTTTCAATTGAAACCGATTTCCACGCTTTACCACTTAGCGCGGCTAGTGAATTAAGTGCATTGGCGGATTATTGCGGGTATAAACGCCCCAAGAATGCAAACGGATCAAAGGCGCGCTACTTTTGGGCTTATCTACAACGCGTGAACAAACGGAAAGGGGTTTGAAAATGACTCAAGATGGGGCTTTATTTGTGGGCGATTCAAAGGGGCATATTTACATCAAATACAATGCCGCCGATATAGTCGAAACCGAAACGCCAAAGTTTTACAGCGCAACGGGTTACGGGATAAAAATACCAACGGGTAAAAAGTTAAAACATGAGGGGCGGTCATATCGCGTTTATGTTGCTTGTTTTTCCAATAACGGATCAGCCTACATTATCAAACGCGGTAAGCGTTATCTGATTACGGAGGTTTGCGAGTGATCAGCCTTTTCTATTTTCTGGCAGCGTGCGCAATCCAGTTTAGCCAGTACACAACTTTCCTCAATTTTGTAGCGTTCGCTATATTTTGCGGTATGGCTTGCATCTCAACCGATTTGCATTTTAAGCCGTGTTTAGGCGCTTCAGTGTTGGGTTTGGTATTGCTGTTTTTCGTACCCTGGTTTTATGGGGTTTTATTGTGGCTAGTCGTGTCAGGGCTTGACGCGGGTATTCGGGGGAAAATTCAATAATAGCCAACTATGAAACTAAGCAAACACACAAGGCCGCATATTGCGGCCTTTCTTTTTAACTATTTTACAGATAACACTTGCAACGTGTAACGCGTTGCACTATACTGACTTATCTAAACGAAACGACCAAAGCGAGTTACAAAATGTTGATCATTGAACTGGATGTTACCAAAGCTGAATTACTGGATTATGCCAAAACGTTTGGCGTTCGTGCTGCTGCTGAGTTGGCCGCGTCTGTTGGCTTGCCTTGCGGGATTGCCCGCGCTTGGTTGTTGGGATAAGGGGTTACATCATGTCATTTCAACATAGCTCACATAAAAACTATATCGCACAGTTTAAAATTGTGAATAAATCAGGACGGAAAATTGCATATTCTGCAAATCAGGAAACCGCGCAAACAATCGCAAAACAAGGGCGAAACCGTATTGTTTTGCAATGGAATCATTTAAAAAACCGCTACATTTAATAAGGGGTTAAATAATGGCTGAAAACTATATTGCAGGTTGTGCGCATATTGCGCAATCAATTCAAAAATCAAAACTATTTGCATCACACTACATTGATTTATTGGGTGATGAATCCGCTAGATGTGCCGAGGTAGGTATTAAACCTAACAAAATGCCAAATCTAACAATTAAAACTGTTGGTTCAGTAGGGAATTACGAAAACATTGAACCAATTATTCGCGGCTTAGATTTAACATGGTTACAAATTAATAGCTTAAGCCCATACGGTGTTTATCATAGTGCAATAGCATTATACGGTGATAGGCATTGGGTAACTAGAGATCAATCTGGAGCTTTATTCTTGCACATTTTCAATGTATCTTTTATTTAAAGGGGTGGATAATGTCAAAAATTATTACTAAGCAATTCGAGGTTTTCACATTCTCAGAATTGAGCGAAACCGCAAAAGAGAAAGCGCTAGATAAAGCACGTGAAAACGTAGAATTTGATGATACTTCTGTAATTGAAGACTTTAAGACAATTTGCGGCCTAATCGGTATTGACGTGGATCAGGTTTATTACTCGGGGTTTTCTTCACAAGGTGATGGCGCAAGTTTTATGGGCAAGGCGCAATATGCAAAGGGCGCGGCCAAAGCTTTAAAAGATTATGCGCCTACCGATACCGATTTGCACAGTTTAGTTGATCAATGGGCGGAATTTCAAAAGCGCAATTTTTATAAATTGTCTTGCGATATAACGCAGACTGGCAACTATTACCACGAAAATACAATGCGCTTCCAATGGTATAAAGATGGTGAATATTGGGGGGATCAGAAAGACGGGGAAGCTATTTTAAAAGGTTTCGCACAATGGTTATATTCCCGCTTAAGTAAGGATTATGATTATCAAACATCTGAAAATGCAATTATTGCGTCATTTGGGTATAACGATTGTGTTTTTCTTGAATCGGGTAAACCATATACGGGGAGTTTATAAAATGACACGCTTTCACGATTCTCGTTTTACTATATCAAAACAATTTTGCGGCTATTCAAAAGCTAAACACGTCTTATTCTATTGTGGCGTTTTTCTTGCGCCGTTTGATACATGGCAAGAGGCAAGCAGTGCGCTCATTGCGGCAGTTAGTTTGCACAATAAATACTTGCTCTTAAATGAATCGACGCAAAAGGGTTTAGGCGTGGACTTTGTCACATGGTACAAATCACAACAAGGGGCTGTATAATGTTTACCTTTACTTATGATCCATTTCATTTTTGGCAATGTGAGGGCGGTTTCCTGCTATCGAATGAAAATACTAAAAAGCTTTACAGCTACAAAAGCATAGATGAAGCGATTAATTCCCTATATGTAGCAGGGTTCAAAGATGCAGCACGCGCATTGAATAAAGCCAAACCACAATAAGACAATCAGCCACACCCTATTACCTAAGCCGCCATTGTGCGGCTTTTTCGTTTTTGCCGTTTAAACGCTTTCTAAGGCGTTTTGACTGGTATCAAGCTGTCTTGACTTATCCAACAGTAGCGCATTGTCAACAAAAGCAATTGCGTGCTGTAAAACCCACATCATAACATCGCGTTATAGCGGTGTTTCCGTATTACCCCATCACATTCACCAGGTTTTACCGTGTTACATGGGCTTGATCGGCACATCTAGCGGATTCATCACCCAATAAATCAATGTAGTGTGATGCAAATAGTTTTGATTTTTGAATTGATTGCGCAATATGCGCACAACCTGCAAT